CCTTCTGCGATTCTTGGTGGCGGAGCTATTCGCGCGGGACTAGCTGGTCTTGGCGCTCGTAGCGCTATTGTTGGCGGCGCGACTGAAGGCGCTATTGGCGGTGGCGCATATGCTGCTGGCACAGCAGAAGAAGGTGAGCGTATTGAGGCTGCAAAGGGTGGTGCAGCATTGGGTGCTGGACTTGGCGGTGCTTTAGGCTCGGTTTTGCCACCAATGTCAGGGGAGGCTAGGCAGCTTGTCCGTAGGGGTGTTCCGCTTACTGCTGGTCAGGCTATGGGTGGCTTGCCTCGTGCTTTTGAGCGCTCAGCAGAGGCATTACCGTTTGTCGGTGGTGTTGTTACTGGCGCTCAAAGAAAAGCTATTGCTCAATACAGCCGTATTGCTACAGAGGATGCCCTTTCTTCTATTAAGGGATTTAAAAAACTTCCTAAAAACATTACTGGAGATAAGGCTGTTGACAGGGGTTTTGGCATTGTGGGCAAGGAATATGACCGAATTGTTCCTAATTTGGGGACATCTAGGGCTGTTGATGTGGAAAACATTATTAACTCATCTTTGGCAAGGTCGGTGCAAGAGTCTGTTCTTGACGAGGCAACAGAAAAAACACTTCGAAATGATGTTAGTAAGGTAAAGCAGCTTCTTGCTGCTAGGAATGGCAATCTTACTGGTAAACAGATTCACACCGCTATTAAGAAAATGGGTTCTGACGCAAATAAATTATCCAAGTTTGGTGCTGACCCAATGAATGTGGAGCGAGGCCGCGCTTTGCGTTCCGTACAGCAAGACTTGCTTGGCTTCTTGGAAGACAGCAATCCAAAGTATGCGGCACAGCTTCGGGATGCAAACGAAGCATTTAAACGTATGCTTGTCATTGAAAGGGCAAGCGTTTCTGCCATTAAGGAGGGTGGTGAGTTTGCACCATCTCAACAATTATCTCGTCTTGCGTCTGTAAATCGTCGCGCGGCAGCGCGCGGTCAAGCAGAAGGTCAAGCTGATGTTTTGGCTGCTAGGGAGATTCTTGAGCAGGGTCGCGCTGGTATTGCTCGCCCACTACTTGAGGCTCGTCAAATTATGAGCGGTCTTGGCACAGCGGGTCTTGCTGGAACTGCTGGCATTGCTCCTGCTGCTGCTGGACTTGGCGCAATTGGCGGTGCATATTCAGGATTATTAGCGCCACAAGTTAGGCGTTTATTTTCTACCTCTGCCGATGTAGGAAGAGGTGCTGTCCCAGTTTATTCGGGACTTTTAGGACAGGAATAAATCATGGCTAAAAATAGTATTAGAGATTATGCAAATACTGCCGCATCTAACACAGATGTGCAGGGTCAAAACATTGACGAGGGCTGTAGTCCTGCTGGCATTAACAACGCCATCCGCGAGGTTATGGCTGACTTGGCTGATATTAACGACGGTACTATTAAGCTGGTGTCTCCGTCCTTTGATGCCGCAACCATTGGCAGCACTGCTATTGACGCTTTTCCGTCTGGCACAAAGATGTTGTTTCAACAGACCGCTGCACCGACTGGCTGGACAAAAGACACTACGCATAATGATAAGGCGCTTCGGATTACAAACGGCACTGTAGGCACTGGCGGTAGCGTAGCCTTTGAGACAGCTTTTGCCAGCCAAACACCTGCTGGCTCTGTGTCTGTTACTGTTGCCTCGCACACTCTAACGCTATCTGAAATCCCATCTCACAGTCACGACATTGATTTGTTTGATGCGTCTGCCCCTAGCGGAACTAATCTTCGTGTAGCAGCTACTGATGATGTCGGCGACCAACGTACTGGCACACAGACTGCAACATCTGGCGGTGCATCTGGTCACGGACACGCTGGCTCAACAGGCTCTTTCACAGGCACGGCCATTGACCTTGATGTCTCTTATGTGGATGTAATCATTGCAGCAAAAGACTAGCCAATGAAGTTGGAGGTCAAACATAACTGCCCCCTCAATAACTTCGAGCCTTGCAAGCAGATGGAGTGTGCTTGGTTTATTGAGGTGCGTGGTATGCACCCGCAGACAGGAGAAGAGATTTCTGAGTGGGGTTGTTCCATGTCCATGCTGCCTGTGCTATTAATAGAAAACGGCAGACAAACATCTCACGCTGGCGCGGCTATTGAGAGCTTCCGCAACGAGATGGTTAAGGCCAATGAGTTAAACACAGAGATTATGGTTGCCGCTGCTGAAGGGCGTAACCCAAACCTTATAGAGGGCTGATATGACCAAATCAAATATCACTCAATACGACAATACAGCCGATAATAATACAGACATTCAAGACGTACCTCTTGGCGAAAATCAAATGTTTCCCGCGCATGTTAATAATGCGTTCCGTGAAATTATGGCTGACTTAGCTGATATCAATGACGGTACTGTCACCCTGACCAGTCCCTCTTTTGCTTCTGCCAGCCTGACGGGCAACCTGTCATTTGGCGACAACAACAAAGCCCTCTTCGGTGCTGGTTCTGATTTGCAGATTTATCACGATGGCACATATAACTTTATAAACGCCGCAAGCGGTCAATTTATTTTTATGCAAGCAGACGAGCTTCGCCTTAGAAGCTCAACTGGCGAAACATACTTTGCTTCGACCTTAAATGGCGCAACCAGCTTATATTATGATGCGTCACTCAAACTCAGCACCACCAGCGGTGGCATTAATGTCCCTGGCACGGTGACTGCTGAAGGCTTAACAATAAGTGACGATTACCCGCAAATCATATTTACTGATACAAACCACAACCCAGATTGGACGCTTATAGGCGCAAACGGACGCATTGGCTTTTATGACGCGACTAATTCCGTTGAGGTAGCGCAAGTAAATACAAGTGGCATACAAATCTTTGGCACAAACACGCTTACTGCTGGCGGTGCAAGTTTTAGCGGCGATGTCTCCTTCGGCGACAACAACAAAGCCCTCTTCGGTGCTGGCTCTGACTTGCAGATTTATCATGATGGGTCGAATAGTTTTATCCAAGATGCTGGCACTGGGCAAATACGAATACTCGGAGACGATGTTCGGATTATGAACGCAGCAGGAACTGAGATTAGCGCGCAGTTTATTCAAGACGGACAGGCAAGACTAAAATATGACAACTCAACCAAACTAGCCACCACCAGCACAGGCATTGATGTCACTGGCGGTATCACGACAACTGCCTTATCTCAATTCACAGATGTTAATATTCCTGATAACAACGCTATAAGATTTGGCAACTCGCAAGATTTGCAGATTTATCATGATGGGTCGAATAGTTTTGTTCACGATAATGGAAGTGGAAGACTTTACCTTAAAGCAAACGATGGCGTGTTGATACAAGGTAATAACAACGAAACGCTAGGACGGTTCATACAAGACGGTGCTGTTCAACTGTATTTTAACGGCTCTCAAAAACTCGCCACCACCAGCACAGGCATTGATGTCACTGGCACGGTCACGGCTGATGGGCTGACTGTTGATGGCTCTAGTGCTGGTCGTGCTACCCTCGGCACATTTACCAACACAACAAATGCTGCGGGAACAGAGGCCGCTATTGCACTGCGTAATCAAGCAACAGGCAACGCTGATGTCAGTCTTGTTGCATCCCGCATTGGTGCGAACTTTGGTTCTGACTTTTATATTGAAACAAGCGATAGCGCGGACGGCACAAACCGCAAGCGGTTCAATATTGCAGAAGACGGCGACATCTCCTTCTACGAAGACACAGGCACAACTGCCAAGCTGTTCTGGGATGCGAGTCTTGAAGCGTTACAAATTGACACTAACGGAACTGGGTTTGCTATTAACAGTTCATCAAATGCTTATATGGTAATTGATAGGGCTGCGGCAAATCGCAGAGCTGAGTTAGTATTCTCAACAGCATCAACTAATGTTCTTAATTCACCACCTCTTTCTGCAACGGCTGATTGGGCTTTGGGTGTTTCCGACTCGGACGAATTAGCTGGAGACGCTTTTTATATTGCAACAGCTTCTGGTGTTGGAAATGCCAAAATGGTTATCACTCAGGCTGGCTCAGTAGGCATCGGCACGAGTTCGCCTAGTTACCCTATGACAATTCATAAAACTGGTGATGGCATTAAGTTTGAGGTAAGTGATACAGTTGATGCTAACTACAGGATACAAGTAAGCGGCTCAAATATTATTACAGGGCCATCCACTTCTAGCGCATACATATTTCAAACTGGCAACACAGAACGCATGCGCATCGACAGCAGTGGGAACGTAGGCATCGGCATTGCAAGTCCGTTAGGTCAACTTCATATCAATACAGAAAGTGCAGAAGCTACAAAAGTTTATGTTGATGGTGAATTCGGTCAAGAAAAATCTATAGAACTTAGACACTATAATGCTTCTGAAGGTTCAGGTGTAGGAAGAAATTTATTTTATTTAAAAACGCCAGCAAATGATAGATTAGACATAGGTGGTTTTACTGATGGTTCTTCTGAATTTAAAGTAATGACATTAATGGAATCAGGATTGGTAGGCATAGGTACAACTTCGCCTGATAGACTATTAGATATTGAAGGCAATGTTCCTGCTGTTAGATTAACAGACACATCCGTTTCAGGTTTGCACCACGAAATTTTAGGGGATGGTAATAGCCTATCAATAGAAGCAGATGATGGGAATGTTGGGTCGGGTTCATCAATTAATTTCAAGGTTGATGGCACAGAACGCGCAAGACTGGATTCATCAGGAAATTTGATGGTGGGTGGCACTATCTCTAATCCAGCGTTTTCTAACACATCGGGTGCAATTTCCTTGCGCGGTGTTGTTGGTACTATTGAAGCAAGCCGTGACGGTGGTTCTGCTTTAGAGCTTAACCGAAAAACAAATGATGGCACGATTATAAACCTCCGCAAAGACGGCACAACTGTCGGGTCGATTGGGACTGTTGATAGCGACATTTATATCCACTCTTCTTTTTCTGGTCACGCAGGTTTACGTTTTGGTAATGGTTATGTTGGCCCTACAAATAATGCTGGAGCTGTCACTAACGGCGTTGCAGATTTAGGTTTGTCAACAGTTCGTTGGAAAGACCTCTATCTCGGCGGCACTGCTTATGCAAGTAGCGCGGTTATCGAGGGCAGCTCGGGTCTTGGCAATTTAGACGCCACGTTACAAGTTCGTTCTACCGAAACAATGGCTGCTGGCACTGGCGGCACAATCAGCCTGATGGGCGACGATGGAACGGGAACACAAAGAACCTTTGGCATGATTAAGGGTGCGAAGGGTAATGCTTCATCTGGTGCTTTTGGTGGTGGCCTAGAGTTTTATACACGCACAAACGGTATCGGCGATGCTGTTCGAAGGATGCTTATTGACCAACAGGGTCGAGTAGGAATTGGAACATCCGCCCCTGATAAAACCCTTGTCGTTTCCAGCTCAAGCGGCACGGAAATAGTTATTAACGATTCGGATGCAACGCCTAATCCTATACTGCGGTTTAGAGAGAGCGGCAGCACATCTAGCACTATTTCAACAAGCTCTAATAACCTTATCTTTAGTGTGCCAACGTCGGAAGTCGCAAGACTGGATTCATCAGGGAATCTGCTGGTGGGTAAGACAACAAATACTTTGGCGACTGCTGGTATATCGTTAAGAGGTGATGTTGATGTAATTCAAGCTACCAGAAGTGGGGGTTCTGGCTTAAACGTTAATAGGTTAGCAAGTGATGGCCCGTTAGCTAGATTTTACAAGGATACCGTAGAGGTCGGGTCGATTGGCAGCCAAGGAGGAAGCAATTTATATATAGAAGACGCAGACGCTGGTTTGCGCTTTTCTAGTGCATCGGATGAAGTTGCACCTTGCGGTAATGGTGGTGCTAATAGAGATAACGCTATTAATTTAGGCGCATCTAACAATCGCTTCAAAGACCTCCACCTCAGCGGCACTGCTAATGCAGGTATTTTGAATCTTAAAGATACCAATAGTAACGGTCAGATAAACGCAACAGAGTCAGGTGCTAAACTTTACTACAACGTCAATGATGCTCATATCTGGCAACGCCAAGGCAGCGAGAAGGCAAGACTGGATTCGTCAGGAAATCTGCTGGTGGGGACAACCAGCGCAGGCACAACTGGTTCGCAGCTTCGTGCTAACGGTCAGGTTCGCGGCAACTCTTTATCCATTCCTGTGTTTGCAAACAGGATTGGTTCAAGTGGCGTAAATATTAGATTGCAAAATAATAGCACTACCGCAGGGGGTATTGGCACAGCATTCAATACCACATTTATTTACGGAACTGGCGGCGGTGTCACTGATACTGGTTTAGCTTTTGCTAACTCACAAATTGTTCCTTGTAATGGTTCTGGTGTTGGGCAGGACGACGTGTTTGATTTAGGAACTAGCACTAGTCGTTTTGATGATGTATTTGCTACTAACGGCACAATCAACACATCAGACGGTGATGAGAAGCAGGACATAGAAGAGCTTACGGAAGCAGAGCAGCGTGTTGCTGTAGCTGTTAAGGGCTTGCTGCGTAAGTTTCGTTGGAAAAGCAGAGTTGAAGAAAAAGGTGATGACGCACGGATTCACTTTGGTATTATTGCACAAGATTTGCAGGCGGCATTTGAGGTCGAAGGTTTGGACGCTGGCCGCTATGCAATGTTCATCAACTCCACTTGGACTGATGAGGAAACTGGTGAGGAACGCTCTCGTATGGGTGTTCGTTACAACGAACTACTGGCATTTATTATTGCCGCTATTTAATGGAGCTAATTATGGCAACTTGGACTATTGAAAACTTGGAACGTAATGTCGCTGATGGCGGCGTTACTGTGGCGCATTGGCGCGTCACTGAAACGGAAACAGTTGGGGAAGGCGATGATGCCGTAACCTATTCTGCTTCCTCTTATGGCACTGTCGGCTTTACCCCTGACGCAAGTGCTGACGGCTTTATTGCTTTTGACAGCCTGACCGAAGCTAATGTGCTTGGCTGGGTATATGAAGAAGTCAATCAGGACGACACCGAAGCTGCTCTGGCTGCTGATATTGCTGGGCAGAAAACCCCTGTTACTACTGACGGAGTTCCGTGGTAACGCAAACTTAGGAGAGACTAATGACCGAGAAACAAACAAACGTCATTACAATCAACGACAAAGAATACACTGAAGAGCAACTTACAGACGAGCAGAAGGTTATGATTAATCACATTACTGACCTCGACCGCAAGATTGGCTCTACTCAGTTTAACCTAGACCAGCTCAATGTTGGTCGCCAAGCATTTATGAAGATGCTTGAAGCCTCACTAGAAGAAGAGACGGAGACAGAATAATGGAAACTCTGATTACTTGGATTACAGCTATTGTAGCAGCCGCTTCGGTGATTGCTAACGTAACTCCGTCTATGCGCGACAATGAGATTCTCGCCAAGATTGACGACTTCATTCAGAAGTTGGCTTTAAATCTTCGCAAGGAGAAATAATATGTCTCGCATCACCGTTCACGAGGTCAAGGCACAGATTGACACGCATGAAGCTGTATGCGCTGAACGGTGGTTGGAGACTATCAACCGCGTCAAGCGACTTGAGATTATTATAATGACGAGTGCAGGGGCAATAATCACATTGCTCCTGTCTCTGCTTTCCCAGAAGATTTAAGATGAGATGCGCCGTGTACTGCTAGTTTCCTTGCTGTGTTTAAACGCAGCATACGCCCAGAATGAGCAGACTGGCGACCTGAACACGAGCAACATCAATAGCACCGTCAGCAGCAATAACCCATCAAACTCTACCACAAACAACTACAACGGCGCGGGTGCTGCATCTAATGTAACGCCACCGCCTACCGCTGTGTCGCCTAGCGCACCGTCTGGTGGCTCTGAAAGCTGCTTGATAGGGCGTGGTATGGGTGTGCAGGTCAACGTGCTTGGCTTGTCGATGGGCGGCTACAAGCAGGATGCAGAGTGCAACAGGCGCAGAGACGCAAAAGCCTTGAAAGAGCAGGGCATGTCTATTGCATCTGTGGCTAGGCTGTGTCAATCTCTGGAGACTTGGAAGGCGATGTTTGCTAGTGCAACACCCTGCCCAATATCGGTAAATGGCAAGCTCGTTGTGGGTCGAGCGGCTACCCTTCTTATGAAGCGCGACCCCCTGACTTTCATACCTGATTACAAAGACCGTAAATCATACTATGACAAAATCCTACGAATTGGTGAAAGCGATGATGAAGAAGATAGCGATTCTAACCTCAGCATTTCTGAGCGTTTCCGCAGCACAAGCAGAGACGACGATTGATAACCTAGTCAATGCCAGCCGCACGATTGCAGCCAAGCTGGAGCAGGGTCGTCATGCGGCCTATGGCGCAGAACACTACGCCTCAGTTGGCGGCATCATCGACTACAGCGCAGTGGATGACGAGCAATATATCATCAATGAGGGCGACATAACTGCCTACAATGAAGCTCTTGCAGGAGTGCAGAACGCTTTGTATTTCACCACTAAGATGGCTTTGGAAGAGAAATATGAAGAGTCAATGGTCAAGGTGTCTGAGGCCGTAGACAACTTTATTGTCGCCAGTGTTCAGCTTAGTGTTGTCGAAGAGGTTGCCGATAAGGCTGAAGTCGCACAGGAGACTAACGCAGTTGAAGACCAACTTGCCGTGCAGGAGTTTGTCGAGACAAACGATGTAACCCTGAAGCAAGAGACAGTGGTGGAATACAATCAGTCGATTGAGGCCATCGCGGTCAATGCCCGTGACGCTGGTGCTTTCTTGGCTGCATCTAAGAATGAGCAGTTGACCAGCTTGTCAGACGAACATGCTCAAGACTATGGCAACTCTATGGCTGAAGCCTCTATCTCATACTCAGCCACCAATGACATCCTGAGTGTGCAGTGGGCTGCCAATACGGGTCATATCGAGTTCCACGACTTCCTGATGGGTGACTATGTGACCGCCAGTGAAGTGCTGGGTCAGGGCGAAGCTATCTACAGTGAACAGCAAGCGTATATGTACCAATGAGCCTAGAAGATACAGAGCTTACAATCGGCGGCACTAAGCTGCGCGGCGTATGGATAGCCATTGTGCTGTCTATCGCCACGACTATGGCTGGTGGTATCTGGGCAGTGGCGGAGTTCTACGGACGCATAGAGGCTGTAGAGTCGGCTGTCTCTGGAAATGGTGACACGGCAGAGAAGCTCACCGTGCTTGGCACGAATCTCGAAACGATTATGGAAAACCAGAAGCAGTTGCTAGACCTGCGTGACCGCATCGCAGAGGTAGAGAACACGACAACTGCTAACGACATTTTGGTTAAACAATTTGACGAAAAGGTCAAATCAATCGACAGTAGATTTGGAAAGATAAACAGGGAGATAGATGACTTGTGGCGCGGGTTAGACGCAGCGAGTAATCCTTTAAAATAGTATGGCCTTTTCGACTGTGCGTAATGCAGTCCAGATTGGAAGAATCGGTGAGCTACTGGCTCAAGCGGTCTTTGAGGAGAATGGCTACAAGACGGCTCGTGTAAATCACGAGGGCTTTGACTTAATCATCTTTGACGATGAAGGCGAAAACTACCGCGTCGAAGTCAAGGCGTGTTCCACTAGGGACAGGCACAACCACCGATACCAGTTTATGACTAGTCGCGGCAGCAAGACTAAGCGCATGATGACGACATCAGATGCAGACATCATCTGCTATGTTGCTTTAGATATTCGCCGCTGTGTGATAAGATGCACAAGTACAATTTCTAGGAAGAGGACAACCGTAAAGACATCAGAGTTTGAGCGGCAAGAGTCTTCAATGATAAACGAAGCCTTGTGCAAGGTTAGGAAAAGACGATGTTAAAGATGTTATTGGGGCCAGTCGCAAATATTGCTGGAAACTGGGTTGACGGTAAGGTAGAAGAAACCAAAGCGAAAGCAGCAGTCAAGGTGGAGAAGGCGAAGGCGGATGCTGAAGTTCAAAAGCGAGTTGCTACAGGGGAAATCGACTGGGAAGCAAACATGGCGGATGCGACTAAGGACTCTTGGAAAGATGAGTTCGCTCTCGTGGTGCTGCTCCTCCCGTCTATATTAGTCTTCATTCCCTCCCTGACAGAGCATGTTAAAGCTGGCTTTGAGGTGCTGAACACCCTGCCAGATTGGTATCAATATCTTCTCTTTATCGCGGTCTCAAGTAGCTTCGGCATCAAAGGTGCTGACAAGCTGATGAACTTACGCGGAAAAAAGTAACAACTCCTGTAAAGCAAATGCCGTCCGATATGCGCCTTTCACCGCACTTCACCTTGCAGGAGATGACAAAGAGCCAGACGGCGCTGCGTTTAAACATCGACAACACGCCCAATGCAGAGCAGGTTAAGTCACTCAAAGCTCTATGCGAGAACGTGCTAGAGCCTTGCAGAAAGCATTTCAAACGTGCCTTTGTGCCGTCCTCTGGCTTCCGTAGCAAGGCGCTGTGCAAGGCAATCGGCAGTTCTGCCAAGAGCCAACACGCCAAGGGTGAGGCTGCTGACTTCGAGATTAGAACGATTCCAAATATCGACTTGGCTAAGTGGATTCGGGACAATCTGGAGTTTGACCAGCTTATCCTAGAGTTCTATGATGGTATCGACCCGAACAGTGGTTGGGTGCATGTCAGCTATCGTGCTGACGGCAATAATCGCAAGCAGTGCTTGAGCTATGATGGGAAACGCTATGTATCGGGACTGGATTAAGCGTAATTTTTGGCGTAGTAAGTTCATGTTTAAGTTCACTCAAAGGCTTTCAAGGTTTCAGAGTTGGCTTTGGAGAAAGATGAATGGCAGAGAAGAGTAAATACACCAAGCCTAAAATGCGCGAGCGGATTAAAAACCGCATCATGGCTGGCAGTAAGGGTGGCAAGGCAGGCCAGTGGTCTGCTCGTAAGGCTCAGATGCTTGCGGCTGCCTACAAGAAAGCAGGCGGTGGATACCGTGGTGGCAAGGGTAAGAAACAAAAGAGTCTCTCCAAGTGGACAAAAGAAGAATGGGGAACGAAGTCTGGCAAGCCATCTACGCAAGGTAAGAAGGCTACTGGTGAGCGTTATCTGCCCAAGAGGACACGAGAGAAGCTATCTGCTGCTGAGTATCTGGCTACATCTGCCAAGAAGCGGCGCGATACTAAGGCAGGCAA